CCGGCCAACGGCGCGCGCCCGAGCTATTGGAAAGCCCTTGGCACGCCGGGCTCTTGGCCGCAGTGGCTCAGCACACGCACCTACGCGCTGGGCGAGATCGTGATGGGGAGCGACGGCCTGCTGTACCAGTGCGTGCAGGGGAGCAACATCGCGCACGATCCGACCACAAGCACCTACAACCCGAACACGCCGACCACCAACTGGTGGGTGGCGACCGGCGAGACTGCGGCGTGGTTCCCGAACTTCTCGGGCGGCGCGTGCAACTCGGCGTGGCTCGGCCTCGACGCCACGATGGACCCGCTTATCATCAACTACCCCATCGGCACCGGCCCGTCGATCCAGACGCAGAACAAGAACATCTTCATGCTGCCGAACGGCCACCTGCGCCGCGCACCGCAGGAACCGAAGGCGGGCAGCGTCTCGTTCCTCGGCGCTCCGACCGGCCGCATGTACGAGGATTGGGAGTACAACGGCAACTTCATCGTGAGCCAGTCGCCGTACCCCATCATCTACCGCTTCGGCGCGGACGTGGTGCAGGTGAACGAAATGGACGATATGTTCTGCGAGGCGCTGGCCTCGCGCATCGGCATGGAGATTTGCGAGACTCTGACGCAGAGCAGCCAGAAGGTCTCCGTCTGCGCCGCCGCGTACAAGCAGTTCGTGCTCGAGGCGCGACTGGTCAACGGCATCGAACAGGGCGCGACCGAGCCGCCCGAGGACGACTACATCACGTGTCGGATATAGGTGAACCGTGGGTGACGCATCCTACAACCAGCCCGCGTTCACCGGCGGCGAATGGTCGCCAAACGCGCAGGGGCGCATAGACGACAAGCGCTACCGCACGGCGATGAACGTCTGCCTCAACGTGATCCCGGTTGAGGAAGGCGCAGCGCCGCGTCGGCCGGGCACCGCCTTCATCTGCACGACCCGCGAGGGCTTGAAGGGGCGTATCCTGCCGTTCGACTTCACTGACGCCGCCGTGTTCACCATGGAGTTGACGGACAGCCACCTGCGCTTCCTCGCCGGGCGCGGGCTCGTGTTCGATGGCGTGCAGACTGTCACCGATGTATCAGCGGGCAACCCGGCGCTCGTCACGGTGCCCAGCACTGCCAACTGGAGCACTGGCGACACCGTGCAGTTCTTGTTCCAGTCCACTACGAGCGCGGCCACTGGCGCGATCCTGCGGAACCGCCAACTGAAGATCACCGTCATCAACGGCTCGCAGTTCACGATGGCCGACCCGGTGACGGGCGACGTGGTGGACGGCGCGGACGTGAATTGGGACCCGGCTCAGGTGCAGGCGCAGGTGGCGCGCGTACTTGATCTCGTCACGCCATACTCGTCTGCGGAGATCGACGCGGTGCGCCGCGTACAGGCGGGCGGCGTCGGCATCAACAGCGCGAGCATCGCCGTGCTGCTGCACGAGAACCATGCGCCGGAGACTGTGATTGCGGAGTTGAACGAGAGTTCCCCGGACTTCACGACGTTCACCATCAGCCCTCTGGCGTTCATCGACGGCCCGTACCTCGACATTCCGGTCGGCGCTACAATCACGCCCAACCAGACCGCGAGCCCGTTCACCTTCACCATCGGCTACGCAACGTGGGTGAGCACGACCGCATACAACATCGGAGACTTCGTGTCGTTCGGTGGCAGCGCCTATCAGTCGCGCACCGAAGGCAATCTCAACCACCAGCCTGATGTGAGCCCCACTCAGTGGGAGGCGGTGAGCAGCGGCGCGGCAGTGGGCCGCAATGGGCTTGTCGCGCACGACGTGGGCCGCCTCGTGCGCCTCCTGTCGGAGCCTGCGGCGTGGAACTCCGGCACCGGCTACACGGCGGGCCAAGCGGTCACGTACAACGCCAGTTACTACGTCTGTCAGGTGGCGAACACCGGGCAGGAGCCCGACCTGAATATCGAGGACTGGCTCCCGACTACAGCCGCTTCTGTGGCGCAGTGGGTGTGGGGCCGCATCAGCGCGGTCTCTGCGGCGAACGCCGGTACGATCACGCTGATGGGTGAGCAGCAGACGCTCCTCTACAACCTGCCCATTCAGTCGGTGCGCTTCGGCGTCTACGCGGACAGTGTTGGCTGGCCGACCTGTGGCGCATACTACGAGGGTCGGTTGTGGCTCGGGGGCAACGCGGTGCCCAACCGCTTCGATGCCTCGAAGTCCAACGACCCGTTCAACTTCGCGCCGACCGCTGCGGACGGTACGGTTGGCGACGCGAACGCCATCGCTGGCGTGTTCAACGCGGACGACCAGAACTCCCTCTACTGGATGGAACCGACCGCGAGCGGTATGCTGTGCGGTACGAAGAAGGGCGAGTGGCTGATCCAAGCGTCGAACCTGAAGGACCCCATCACGCCGACCAGTATTCAGGCGGATCGCGTGACGAAGGTGGGCGCATCGAACCAGCTTCCTGTGCATACGGAACTGACGCTCGTGTTCGTTCAGCGTTTTGACCGCATGCTATTCGAGGCGTTTCCCGATTTGTACTCGGGCAAAGTGACGGCCCCCAACCTCAACGTCTACTCGAAGCACCTGACCACGCAGGGAGTGCAGGAACTTGCTTACCAGTCGGAACTGGCCCCCATCATTTGGGCGCGCATGGCAGATGGTTCGTTCAAGGGCTGGACGTATCGCCGCAAGACGGCGCACTCGGCGGCCGAACCCGACATTGTGGGTGGTCATCGCCATGCTCTTGGCGGCGGGCGTACTGTGGTCAGCATTTGTGCTAACGGTACTCCTTCTCAGACTTCTGACAGCCTTATGCTCGTTACTGTGGATGCTAATGATGGAGTGTACCACGTCGAGCAGATGACGCGCATGTTGGACCCGAGTGACAATCAGTTCGCGGCTTGGTACGTGGACGATGCGGTCACGCCGAGCGGGCTGGTCGCGAGCGACACCGGCATCACTTTCTATGGGCTCTGGCACCTGAACGGCAAGACGGTCTCCGCAGTGTGCGGTGGCCTTGACCTTGGCGACTACGAGGTAAGTGATGGCTCGATCTTCGTCCCGTACCAGTCGGACCCCGGCAAGGCGTTCACCCTCGCCTACCTACAGTCGCTTGACGCCAGTACCTACGGCGATCTTGCGGTCACGCTCAACGCCAGCGCGACCGTCACGCCCGCGATCACGACGACGCCAGCGGTCATCAACCAACTGAGCCTGCCGAATGACCACGTGACCGGCGCGAGCGCGGTGGTGGCGGTGCCCGACTACGATGCGAACGTCGTCTATCTGCTCGCCAACGATGGCCTGCGGAAGATCAGCCTGACGAACTTCTCGCAGCTTTCGAGCGCGACCTTCGCGGAGATCGCAGCGACGAACGTGAACGGCTACTACCCGGATACGGTCACCGCCTTCACGAAGGGCGGCGACGGCTACATCTATGCGGCTGCGGTCGGCTCGAACCAGTCGCCGTGGATCAAGATACGCGCGAGCGACTGGACCGTCGTGGCGTCGTTCGGCACCAACTCCAACTTCTGGAGCCAAGGGCCGACTGGCCTCGGCCGTCCCTTCGTGATCATGCAACTGTTCGGTGGGCAGAACTACGTCGCCGCTGGCGTGATGACTGGCGCGTACGCGCGGGCTATCGCGTGGATGAACGCCGACACCTTCACCTTCATCGGGGAGAGCAACGGCTTCCAGTACAACATCGAAAGCGGCTTCGGCGTCACGGGCGTCGCTGGCCCGAGCGGTGCGAAGGGTGCGACTGCGTACTTCTTCAGCACGCCGGAAACGCTCAACTTCTTCCCGAGCCACACGACGTTCTACACGAGCACGATGGATCAGTTCGGGTTGCAGGCGAACACCGTCGTCACGAAGGTCATCAATGCCAGCGATATCGACCCGACGTGGTTGGGCATCACGAATATCAGTGTGGGCCGCGACCAGCGCGACGGCAACCTCCTGCTCGCGGTGACGGGCTCCGACACCAGCCTGTTCGGTCCTTACACGTCGCGACTGGTGAAGATCACGACGGACGGCACTATCCTCTGGAACACACTGGTCGCCGCGCTGCCGAACGCCATGTCGATCTCGCGCGCCGAGCACGGCGTCCTGTCCTATATGGGCGAGGGTGCTGGCCCCGGCCTGCTGCGCTACATCTACGTGTTCAACCTGACGAACGGCTCCTACACGAAGTACACCGTGGATGGCATGGTCCCGTTCGGCCTGCACATCAGCGACGATAGCAACGGCACGCTGCTGACCTACCAGCAGTACGCTCGAGGCGCAGGTGGCTCCCGCACGCCGGTCCCCGGCCCGACCAGCGCCAGCACGTGGGAAGGCTGGTCCCTGCTGACCATCGGCAACATCTTCTATGGCGACACCACGACCACGCAGTCAGACACCATCCCGGCCGTGATCGGCTTCACCTATACCTCACAGGGGCAGATCGTCCGCCCGGCCCAGCATGGCGAGACGGGCGCGCAGACCGGCCCCGGTCATGGCAAGACCCGGCGCAACCACATGGTCAGCTTCCTGCTGAGCGCTGGCGTCTACGGAACCATGTCGGTGGGTACAGTCCTCGTCCCGGCCAAGATGCGCCCCGCGCTGTTCAAGCAGCCCAATGGGGATGCCTATGCCACGACGGACTTGTTTTCCGGCGTGTATTGGCATACAATAGAGGACAACTACAGCTTTGACGGGATGATCGCGTGGGAGATCACTCGACCGCTGCCGTGCACGGTCGTCTCCATCACCGGCTTCCTCCATACGCAGGATCGGTAGGCCATGGCAAAGATCGGGCTTCCAGACTTCGGGTTGATCGGCAGCGGCATCGGACAGATCGGTGCGGCGGCTGGCGACCTGATTACCCAGCAGGGCTTCTACAAAGCGGCCCAGCACTACACACAGGCAGGCAATCTTGAAGGCGAAGCAGCGACCATCTTCGGTGAGAACGCAAACACTGCGCGAGCGTCGGGTGCTATCCAGACTTCGCAGGCAAAGCGTCAAATCTACCGGAGCGAGAGCAGCACTGAGGCGGCTGCTGCTGGCGCTGGTCTGCGCGGCGGCGGTAGCGTGGGGGACATTATGCGATCCTCGGTGCAGCAGGGCGCGCTGCAACTCGGCATCATCGGTGCCAACACGCAGATACAGGTGAACAGCTACTTGGAGCAGCAGAAGGCGGCTCAGGTGGCGCAGGAGGGCTACTATGCGGAGAGCGACAACGCGACTGCGCAGGGTAACGCGGCCGGTGCCAAGTCGGGCTTCGACATGCTCAGTGGCATCGTCGGCATCGGCGGCGGCGCAGCCTCCATGTTCGCCGGGTTCCTCTAAGGTGTAGCCATGCCGAACATCCCGCAGTATGACCTCTCCCTCGAACAGTCGCGGCTGATCCCCGAGGACCGTGGCGCTGGCTCT